GTGCCATGAAACGGCGCACACTCGGCCAGTGTTTTCATGCCGAGGCGTCAAGCGCCGATATTTACGAAATCTTCATATCACCCACCCTGGCCGACAATGTCGACGTTGCCGCCGTGCTGGCGCATGAGTTATGCCACGTTGCGGATAAATGTGAAAACGGCCACAGGGCACCATTCACCAAATTGGCGCGCATGTGCGAGTTGGAGGGTAAACCTACCGCCACGGTGGCGGGTGAGGCGTTTAAACAGTGGATTGACGAGCAATGGCACATTTTAGGCAACTACCCGCACGCCGAGATTGCGGCAAACCCCCAACACAAAAAACAAACAACACGAATGCATAAGGTCACTTGCGCGAATGATGATTGCGGCATGGTGTTTAGGACTAGCGCCAAGTGGATTGACGCCAACCCAGAATTATCATGCCCGGCATGTGCGGCACCGTGCCGCATAGCCTAATAGCTGAGCGTTTAAACAACCAGACAGGAGCTGAGAATATGAAAGTCATAACCATCGAATGGACTGCAATCGAGCGCTTTAAAGCGTGGTGGCCGTGCCACAATCTCCCAGAAAACGCGGATTTAATCGTCGCGGCTTTCGCTGATGATGGCGATCTAATAAACTATGAGATGTGCAACCACGCCGACATTGTGGTTGTCGAGAACGCCGACGCTGGTGAAGCACTCTCTGCGCTATTCGAAGACGCGAAAGAGCGCGCCATCAATAAATCCCCGCAATCCAACATTCTCAATAATTGGGTGTATGCCTAATAACTGAGCGTTTAAACAGCGAGATGGGAATAGTGAAATGACCACATTAGACAATTGGCCTACACAAACCAAACTTCGCGGCACACACGAAGATGAATTTGAAGGTTACCTGACTTTTGCCGACGATGGTAAGGGTGGTGACGTTACCCGCAATGGCGCGCCACTTAAAACATTTGAGGAATGGATGAATAGCTGAGTTTCTCGCGGCATACCCGCCCACAATGGGCGGGTATAGCGCGGCAAATTCTACCGCAAAACAGAGAAAGTAAACCAAAATGAAGAAAATTTATGTGGCTTTAGGCGGTCTGGTAGCAGTTTTATCGGCTGGCGGTATCGCGGCAAATGCCAGCTACTCAAACGACTGTAACTATAATTCAGACGGCACGTATACCGCAAACGGCCAAACGTCGGCCCACGGCACCATGAACGACGCTATGCATTGCGCCGCCCAGGGCGTCTTGCCTGAGATAGTGGCGCAACGCCTCGGCGTGTGGGGTGATGATGAAGCGCAAGAATGGGCGCAGCAAATCAGGACGTTAAATAACGAAATCCGCCTGAAAAATGAGGAGGCGGCAAAAACGGCGGAGTCGGAAACCGCAGCACCTATTGTAGAATAATAGGAGTTTTTCGCGGCGTGCCCACCGCGCGAGCGGTGGGTATAGCGCGGCAAATTTTACCGCAACAAAATTGAAAGGGGAAACCATGAAAATACAATTCTCAAAATTCTTTTCCACCGATAGCCCGAAAGCTATCAAGGCCGACAAATTCGGATATTTGAATGCCATCAATTACATGGCGCAAGATGACACCGCCAGCACGGCTGATAAATATTTTACACTATGCCCGCACTCAACGGCGGGCTGTCGCGCGCTATGCCTTGGCAAGTATAGCGGCCAAGCGGCCATTGTTTCCGATCTAGAAAACGGAACCAACCGCACGCGGGAAAGCCGGATTCGCAAAGCGCAATATTTCATGAATGACCGGAAGGCGTTCCTTGCTGAAATGACTTGGCACATTCAAAAGTTAGCCAAACAAGCAAAGCTTGCAAATAAAACGCTGGCAATTCGCCCCAACGGCTCAACGGATATCAACTTCGCAAACATTGCGCGGAGTTTCCCTGAAACGCAATTTATCGACTATACGAAAAGCTTGCGGCGGATTTTGGATAAAACACGGCCCACCAATTACAATTTGACCTTCAGCTTGAGCGAAACAAACAAAGCTGAAGCATTGCAAGCGCTAGCGGCAGGCTTCAACGTCGCTGTGGTGTTTGGCCACGGCCAGCCAAAACGGTTCCTCGGCCATGACGTGATCGACGGCACGATTCATGACTTGCGGCACCTAGATCCGTCACCCGTGATTGTCGGGCTGGATCCGAAAGGGGCAAAGGCGAAAGCCGATCAAAGCGGGTTTGTAATGCGTGATTATGAGGTGGCGGCATGACATTTGAACCCTACGCCGCGAAGCCGCCCGCCTCACCTAAACTCAACACGGCCAGCAGGTCGTGCTTGCGATGTAATAAAAAATTCAAAAGCTCGTGGATTGGCAATCGCATGTGCTGGCGTTGCGTCGACGCAAACGGCAGTGAATATATGGGCCCAGTCAGCGAGCGCATAAACGCAAAATCTCGTAACGTCAACAGAAAGCGAAACGAATAATGATAAAAGAATACACGGTGGTCGTGACGCGCGACATAACCGAGTCAACCACAATTTACATCAACGCCAACTCGATTGATGAGGCGGAGAAAGCGGCGTTGTTGACTGCCAAAATGAAAGAGCACAATTGGGTCAAGGGGTCCGACTATGAATCCCCTTATGTGACCGATATCTCAGGTGGCATATGAACGCTAAACAGTTCAGGGACGCGCGCCACGAGCTGGCGCACACCCAGCACAGCTTGGGGCAGTTCATCGGCGTCACAGCGCGCCATATATCCCGCTATGAGTCAGGCAAGCAGAAGGTGCCACAATCAAAAGCGATTTTAATGGGGATGATGCTTATTAAAAAATCACAACAAGACCGACGCCACGGGCGTCATATGCGCAAAAAGAAGCTAGAACACGCCGCCAAACATTAGAGGAAACTCTCCTCTAAAATCTAAGGGCAGAAATCGGCTGATTTCTGCCCTTTTTTACGCCAAATCCGCCGCCAAAAGGGAAGTTAGAGCAAATACGCGGTTTTCCTTAGAGTCTCTGTATTTATATATATAATATTATTATTATTATTCTATATTACTATACTCTACTACTCTATCTCCCCTTCTTAAAACAAAAAACATAGGCGGGCGGCGGCGTTCAGCGTTAGAGGAAACCTAGAGGAGTTTTTATTTTATCCCAAGTCTGCGCTAATTTCGACCACATTTGACGCCAATTCTGTTTTGCTCATCTCCTCTATGAACATATTTGCTTGGCGCAAGTCATCTTGTGCCACCCATTTCTGTCTCTGGCGGATGGCGCGCAGCTCAGTTTGTTTTCCATTTATCAAATATCGCGCACCATTTTTGGTGTCGTCGGCGCGTAATGTTTTAATTTTACGCCAAATCAACCGGCCAGTTGCGCCAGGTTCACGCATGATTTTCTCCAAATCCAGGTCTCGCGCAGCCCAGCCAATAGCAGTTTTTAAGGTCTTCGCAGATACCAAATCCGGGGCGTGATGCTCCAGAATATGATCAAAGATAATATCAGACGGGGCCCGGCTGCTCTCTGTCATCATCGCTTTGGTGGCTGTCATCGGCGGGTAGATGTGGTCATACTCACTAACATCGCGCCTCATGAGCCACCAATACGCGCGCTGTGCTTCGTCGCCCGACAGAGCGGCGTTCAGTTTATCATAATACGCGTACCCTCGTCGCGTGGTCGGGTTTTCGATGCAGAATGTGCGCCGGCATTCCTCCTCCAATGCAATAGCATCAATATGATTCGAGAATATCAGTGCATTAAAATAGATGTTAGTGGTGCGGGTGCGCCCGTACTTTGGGTTAATGCGCTGATTCTCACCCACGCTGGTGTCGACACGCTGTTTAAACGTGTCGTAGGCGTGATAAAAATCATCGCGAGTAAGCGACGAGTCTTTCGACTCCTCAACCACGAGATATTGGCAGTCGGCCATCCAGTCATTATAGGTCTGCTCGGCGGATGTGCCTTTTCCAATAAGCTGGCCCATTGAGGCTGTATTGATGTTGCCTTGCAACACACGTTCGAGGAACTTTTTTATCCACGAGCGCCCGGTGCCGAATGCGTTCTCGGCCACCATGATCACAGCGTAGGAGCGTGAGTCGGGGTATTGCAGTTTATAGGCTAGCCAGTTGAGGAACACCTCCCGCTCGGTTTTCTTCGGTATAAGGAACTCGATGTGTTCTAAAAACACACCCGGCACAAGCGTCGTCTCCGCGTGATTGGGCGGCACGTATGTGTTGAGATAGGCTTGGCCGTGCGCCTGCACCACGCCCACGTCTTGCCAGCGCTTGACCGGCTTATAGATGGTGTCGACGGCGCGGCGTGTGCGTGAGCTGGTGAGAAAAGCAGTCGAGACCGGCACGGGGGTGTCGGCGCCGGGCATACTGACCTTGCCCATGTGCTTCAGTTTCCAGTCGGCCAGCGGCCACATCCACTTCCCGCCATGCGGGCGCTGGAGTACATCGGCGACACGCTGTTCCGACTCAACATAAACATACTGCGCTTGCAGCCACGGCAGCGGGTCATACCCTGCAACATGCGGCGCGCCCCGCCCCTTGCCCCACTTGACGAGGTCAGCCAAGCGCTTGTCCGTACAATGATCATGTTGGCATTTAAAGGCTCGCGTCGGGACATAATCGCCATCACCTCGCCCTAGTGGGCTGTAACCGGCGACGTTCTCACCAGTGGTGTGCTGGTCGGCCCACGGACAGATAATATCCACCCAGGCGTGGCCGCCATCTTTAATAATCATGCCTTGCGTCGCCAACCAATCCAACATAGGGTCGATGTTGGCTCTTGCCTCAAAACTTCCCGTTTTGATGTTGATGACCTCGGCGCTTTGAGTCTCCTCCCGCAGAGCGTCGAGGTCTGCTCCCATATCCCCGACTAACTCTTCGGCAGACCACATGGGCATGTCCCAGTGTCCAACCAAACTATGAAACATGTCACGGCCCGGTTTGAGATTGGCTGATCCAGGGACGCGCACCACCCGGTATGCGCCACCGGCACCGCCGTCTCCCCATCCTTTATCGGCACACCATGTGAAGAGCGCTTCGAGTAAGCTGAACTCAGTGGACGGTTCAAGGAAGTATCCATATTGGAAATTGTCTTTCGACGTTTCGATCTTCCAGGATGGCTCGACAGGAGGCGGTGTTGCTTTAGTGCCGATGTCATCGAGAACAAAACAGTGCTGGCGTACCAAGTTAGCCCGCCCGCGCCCCACCATCGAACCTTTCGCATTCATCTCTCCATCTACTGTGGACACGCAGAAGTACCATGCGTGATCCTGTTTATCCGAGTCCCACTTGCGCCATGCCCTATCGGCCGTCAGGTGGTTGCTGAAGAACGAACCGTTGCCGTCCTCCTTCATTATCTGCCGGCAGACCATGACATTCTCACCATCCTCCAGCTCGGCGAAGATAGTGTCTAAGAACTCATTCGCTTTGATCATAGTACCGGTCCTTCCATCACGCCGTTGTCCTTGTCGAAAAACTTGGGCATGGCGGGGTTCTTGGGAAAACCGCCCGCCCAGGCTTCATACAACATGAGCCGGTCGTCGGGGCTGTAGGTGAGGCGTCCCTTATAACCCTTACCCTCTGCGCGTAGCCGCTTTTCAAGTCGGGACAACCACTCTTTACTGCTTACGGTGTCGTCGTTGGTCGTCTGGATGGCGTAGTCTGGTTTTGTCACTATGCGGGGCATTATGCTAATCCTTCTGCTATGCTGAGACATGAACTGCACCGGCGGTTGCCGATCCAGGTGCTTTCAAAAATTCTCTGACAGCTTATACATTTACGTTCTGCTGTCTTTAATTTAGGTGAGGGAGATGGCATCCGCGAGTATTGATCACGTCGCCGCTTCCAATACTCTTTGCCGGCGTATGTCATGCCACTACCTTTCATTTCATATGGGATTTCAAAAGCTCCATCCACTCTGCGTTCCCTTTGACGCGCTGAGTGACGATGTGATCGACGGAGGCGTCGCACATTAGGGTCGTGACGTTCACCTGCTTCGTTTGCCCGGTGCGCCACAACCTGCCGTAGCCCTGGATGAAAGCATCTCGGCTCCAGACAGGCTGGAAGAATAATAGGTCGGCGTATTGGTGTTGCAGCCCCTCAACCCCGTGGCTCATGGAGTTGATCTGAGCGATCTCGACCGTTTCCGGCGCCCACGCCTTGAGTAGCTTCTCTTGCTCAACGAACTCGTAGAACACGAGGCCGGGTCGGCCCTCAAGCTCTGTCCACCACCCACAGGCGGCGAGTAGGCGCTCTTGATCGAGCCGCACGATGCGTGTGCGCTCCCGGTCTTGGTACATGAAGCCCGAAGCGATCTGGCGCAGCTTGCCGACGTTGACGGCTGCGTTGGCGGCGTCGATGATTGTGTCCTGATCCTCGAAGTTGGGCGGCTCGGGGTTGTCAATGGCGTCGATCAAGTCGGCCTCGACCTCGACCACCATATCGCTTTTCATGGTCTCGTACAGCGCGAGCGTGTCCTTTGGCATCGAGAACTTGATCTCATGGAACACCAGCGGCGGCAGCTTCTCTTCTTTATTAAAAGGCATCATGTGGACTAGCGGTGCCACAGCATCAAGTATCTGCTCGGCCGCGCCCTCGCGCAGTGTCAGCTCATGGCCGTTATAGTCTTCAGTGAAGTACTTAGCCTCGAACTTACTCTGGTTGGTGCCGAGTGACGCGCCGCCGTCGATTATGCGCGCCATCTTGAACAACTTCTCCAGGTTCTGGCTCACCGGTGACGCCGTCAGGCCGCAGCGCCACGTAAAGCGCGCACCGTACTTCTTTGAACGCAGTGAGCGCGTCTGCTTGCCGGCTGCTTTTGACAGCTCGTCGATCACGATGCCGGTGGCGGCGTGGGCTTGGGTTGTCAACAACCAATCGAGGTTGTTGAGGGATACCACTATAACCTGGGGGTTATCGCAGTTTAATTCATGCGCGCGCGCAGCGGGCGCACCTTTTAGTTGGCGTATAACTAAACCGTCAAGGTGCCGCCATTTGTCCGCCTCACGTAACCACACATCCTTAGCCAACACCTTCGCCGGCACCGCCACGATGAAGCGCTTGTGCGCGCCGCTGTCGAGCAGCTCCTTCATGGCGGTCAGGCACATCACGGTCTTGCCTTCGCCGGTGTCAGCGACGATGATGGACTCATCACCGTTGTACATGAACGAGATGGTGTCTTGCTGGTCTTTGGTTAGTGTGAGGTCAGTCATGTTAAGTGTTCCACCCATTCATCTACAGCGGCCACGCTGTCTATCACCACCACCGTAGCGCCAGCAGCTTTAAGCCTATTGATCTCTAGTGTTTGTTTCGCGCTGAGTTTTCCCTGTCCATCAGGTCGCTTCAACTCCATCAAAACGACTTGACCATCTGCCGCCAGGAACCTGTCAGGGAATCCTGTCTGACCCACCGCCACCAGCTTGCGGCAGTAGATGTCATGCTTGCGGCACTGTTTGACAAGGTACTGGTCGAGTTGCTTTTCAGTTTTCATAAACTTTCCCGATTGACGTAGGGTGTGAAGTATCATACATTCACTTTTGAAAATTGCAAACGGAGAATTTCAGATGGGTTCCAAAGAGAAAGCGTTGGCCGAACTTGAAGAGGTCATAAAGAAATATGATCTGGCGGACTCAACGGTGGGCCGCGCAATAGCGGGCGACCCGCACTTCATGGAGCGTATGCGTGACGAGCGGCGCGCGGTTACAACAAAGACGCTTGACAATGTGGGTAGGTACATACTAAAACAGCGTGGTCAGTTGGATTTTGAATTTTAAATTTTGGAGAAGGAACGGCAAACATGACAATTCACCTACCATTTGGCGGCTCGACCGCTGCCCGCACACTCGGATGCCCTGCGTGGCATCGTAAGTCAGAGAACCTCCCCCGTAAGCCTGCCGGTGCCGCTGCCATTGAGGGCAGTATGCACCATGAGGTGCAAGAGAAGTGCCAGCGCCAGGTTATCACGCCAGAGGCGTGCCTCGGGCTGGTCTACACTGAAGATGATGTGTCGCGCGGCTTCGGTGAAGACGACCTCGAACTCTCTAACATCGCGTACAACGCCACCAACGCGCTGCTTGATAATCTTGACATCGATCAGATCGAGGTCGAGCCGTTTGTCCAACTGGTTGAAGGTACGGCAGGCGGCTCTATCGATCTGCTGGGGTTGTCGGCTGACGGTAAAACAGCGTTGGTGTTGGACTACAAGTTCGGCAGCGTGCCGGTCAGCGTGGAGAACAACGCACAACTCCTTTCATACGCGGCGAGCGCCTGTGCTGACCCAAGCACATCTGATATGTTTGATGGTGTTGATAATGTTGTGATCGCGATCATTCAACCACGCAAGAAAGGCGTCACTTTCACACAGACACTATCTGTCGAAGAGGTGGCTTCGTTCAGGACGAAATATTACAAGGCGGTAGTCCTCGCGGATGAACCCAACGCGCCGGTAATCCCCGGCCCACATTGTAGGTTTTGCCCTGCTGCACCCTACTGCTCGGAGCGGCGTTTAAACGTGGTGGCGACCAACCTGTTGGGTAAGGAAGAGTTGAGTCAGTTGCAGGCCGCTGCCGACGTGGTGACCGAGACCGAGGCGTGGCTGAAGGAGATCAAGGAAGAGATGTACCTTCAGATTTCTCGCGGCGTGCCGCTCAACGGCTGGAAGCTGGTCAACAAGCGCGCTACACGTAAGTGGATTCACGCGCCCACTGCGTGCAAAGCGATTAGCGCTACTAAAAAATTCAAGAAGGCCGACCTCCACACGAGAGCGTTAATGTCGCCAGCTCAGATGGAGAAATTTATCAAGAAAGCCAAGGTCGATATCGACCTCACCTCATTCATTGAGTCGGTGAGTTCTGGCACCACAATCGCACCCTCATCCGATGACGCAGAAGCCGTCATCGTATCAGATGTGCAGGGCCACCTCGCTGACATAATGGGTAAAGCGGAATAATCTGCATTAAACTTTAAACATTGGAGAATAAAATTATGGCTACCAGTTTCCCCGTAGTACAGAACGTCGACGACCTTTCGCTCGCTCTTTCGCAGTCGAAGGTTCAAGAGCAGGGAGGTGCCAGCGGCGTCTCTTTCCTCAAGATGGACTACCGCACCGGGGAATTTACCCTCGGCGTACACAGCGATATCGTCACCGGCGATGAAGTATTAATCCATACACCGTCAATTCAGCATGGTTGGATTATGTGGTCGGGTAACCGCCCGCAGAAGAAGATGGTCAGCTTTACCGCTGATCTGCCGATGCCGATGGACGCCAATGGCAAGGACACGCCGTCAGAGGGGCGTACCTTCCTCGGCGCTATGTATGATGGCGGCGATATGTTGTCTTATGAGGGTAACTCCTATGGCATTAGAAAAGGGGTTGATACCCTGCTTGGTCAAATCCGCGCGCACTCAGCGGCGGGGTCGAAGCACCTATACCCGTTGGTCACGCTCGGCAGCGAGCGATACCACAGCGCCAAGGTGATGAAAGACCCGAAAGGTGAGCAGTGGGTCCACAACCCCGTGTTCACTATCATCGCCTGGTGTGATGCGGAGGGTAATAAGGAAGGTGAACCGGCGAAAGCGATTGAAGCTGAAGCCGCACCTGTGGATCAGGAAGCTGCGCCAGAGGTCACCCCAGCAGAAACGCAGCCGGAGCCGCCAAAACGTCGGCAGCGTCGGCAGCGTACACAACCAGCAGCCTGACTTGCCGCAGGCTGCGAGCGCGGGCATTAGCTCGTGAGCGCGGCGCGCCAAGGTTAATCCCTTTTCCTTGGCGCGCCGTTTGGTTTTTCAATTATGTTCAGGGACTTGATACATCGCTGAACGGGGGTGCTACTGCCGTGGCACCCCCACCTTAAATCGGGAGAATTTGAGATGAGTATTAATTCATACGTAGGTAAATTAGTGTTCGATAATAATATTAGTTCTGATCTGGAGGATCAGGTAAAAACTCTTAATGAAGTCACCGACCTTCACCACGCGCGCATGGATATGATGATTGCGACTATCACCCGGCTGACGGATCGGGTTCAGTTTTTGGAGCGTCTAGTTACCGACGATGGTAAGTGACGCAGATGTCTAAAATGTGCTGGATTGACCTTGAGACGAGGAGCAACGTCGACCTCATATTCCACGGCCTAATGCGCTACGCGCAAGACCCGTCGACGCAGGTTATATGTATGGCGTGGGCGTTCGACGATGAGCCGGTGGAGTTCTGTTGGTTGAACGGGGGCTTTCCGGCGGCGGTTGAGAAGCACATTAGTCAGGGCGGTGCGATCACAGCCCATAACGCCGAGTTTGAGCGCGCTATTTTCGAGTTCGTGATTAACCAGGACTACGACCTGACGCCCGCTTTACTCTCACAGTGGCGCTGTTCAATGGCGATGGGGCTGGCGAACGGCTACGGTGCCGCGCTAGATACCCTCGCCACGGGTCTCGCGCTGCCGTTCCAGAAGAACCCGGAAGGCACACGGCTGATACGTGAGTATTGTGCCGCCGGCCATAAGGATATCTTCGCGCCTGAGTACGAGAAAGACCGTGAGATAATGAAGGCGTATAACATCTCCGACGTGGAGGTGATGCGCGCCGCAACTAAATGCCTGCGCCCGCTCACCGACGATGAGTGGGAAGAGTATCAAGTCAACAGCATCATCAACCAGCGCGGCATCCCTATTGATGTGGAGTTCTGCACAGCGGCGCTGGGCTACACCTACGAGGTGTCCGACGACGCCAACCGCATGATCTGTGAGTTGACAGGTGGGGTGATGACCAAGGCCACTGAACGCAAGAGCCGTGACGCGTGGCTATTCCCGAAGCTCACACCATATCAGATGAAGTTGTTGGAGGTTTATAAAAAAGGTGAGAAGAAATTCAGTCTCGATCAGGACCACCGGAGGTATTTACTCGAATGTGACGATCTCAGCCACGAGGCAAGACGACTGCTTGAGTATATCGATAACGCCGGATCATCCGCGCTTAAAAAGTACGCCGTTGCGGCGCAGACTCATGTCGAAGGCCGAGTTCATCAGACATTTCTCTGGAATGGTGCAGGAAGGACTGGTCGCTTTTCTGGAAAAGGATTACAACCCCACAACATCAGACGAGATGTCTATTCGGATAACGATGCTGCGGCGTTCATCGCCGATATCCGAGAAGGATTTAAATTAAAGAAGCCGGCCGAGACGATGGCCCGCCTATTACGTGCCATGATATACCACCCTGACGGCCTCTACTGGGTTGACTGGAGCAGCATTGAGGGCCGTGTAGCGCCGTGGCTGGCTAATGACTCGGATGGTGAGCGCAAGCTCGACATCTTCAAGCGGAACCTTGATGTGTATAAGGTGACAGCCGGGAGGATGTTTCACCCTCAGGGCTACTACGGGTCGACCGGTGACACCGACGCTGTCGACAAAGACCAACGGCAAGCCGGTAAGATCGCGGAGTTGAGCCTCCAGTTTGGTGGATCACACAACGCGCTGATCAGCATGGGTAAGAATTTTGGAGTGCAGTTCACGGAGGAAGAGGGCCGTGAACACGTCATCAACTGGCGCCGCACAAACCCTTGGGCCGAAAGAATCTGGTTCGCCTACGACGACGCCATCAATCGCGCTGTGCGTACAGCAGGTGTGTCGATTGAAGTGGGGCGTGTCACGTTCCAGAGTGACGGACAGAACTTCCTCTGGTGCCGCCTCCCGTCTGGCCGGCTGCTGTCCTATCCAAAGCCCTACTTAGACCACTACGACACGCCGTGGGGTGAGGAGCGTTATGGCCCCACTTTCCAGACCCACTTCAAGCCGGCAGCGCATGAGCCGCCGATACGCCGGCATCTGCGCGGCGCGCTGGTGTTTCAGAATACGGTGCAAGCTGTCGCGGCTGACTTGTTACGTGAGGCGCTGGTCTATGCGCACGACGCCGAACTTAACATCATCGGCCACGTCCATGATGAGATCATCGGCATCGGCACGCCAGACGATGGCGCGGTGTTGAATGGGATCATGTTGGAGGAGCCTGAGTGGGCGCCCGGTCTGCCAATTGCGACAGGCGGCGTGTCACATGGAACGAGGTATGGAAAATGATTGAGTTTATAGGGGGTGTAGCCGTGGGTATGTTCGCAGCTTACGTTTTGGTCTTAATGTTTCAGGCGTGGAGCGGGAAATGAAACCAGCTTTCATAAAAAATGACGGTGACAAGCTGCCGCTCGATCTGATCACACCTGAGATGATCAACGCGCTCGGTGGCGCGCTCAAGTTTGGTGCGGATAAGTACGCGCCGCGCAACTGGGAGCAGGGGGCTGAGTGGGGTCGCTACTACGCAGCCCTACAGCGTCACCTGTGGGCGTTCTGGAGCGGCAAGGAGGTCGACGAGGAGTCGGGCCTGCCGACGCTCCACCACGCCGCCTGCTGCCTTATGTTCTTAATTACCTACGTCGAGCGCGGTATCGGTGAGGACAACCGGAAGCCTGGGAAGGGTTAACTACACAACTCATCCCATTGCTCGTTGTGGGTCAACAGCGCTAACGCCGTATCGTCGGTGAGCGTGTCACCCTCACTGATGTGGATGGGTTCTACCCACGCGCACTCACTTACGGCTCCACTTGTCGCGCAACTTGATAAGAGCGCCACCAGACCGCCGCACACGACGGCGAACGCCGCGAGCCGCATCGGCTTCATCAAGCGCGCGCTCTGCCGCAGCCAGTTTGGCCGAACGGGAGCCAAATACGTATGCTCCGACGAGTGGCACCAGACCAAGGACAGCTTTAAGTAGAGACGCGACAGCGGTGAAAGCATTCACCTACTCCGCCGCTTTCTCTTTCACACCAACCGCGACAGCACCCAGGGCTGCGGCAATGCCGATGAGGATTTCACCGAGGGCGCCCTCGTCAATGTTGAAGCCAACTAAACCCAAACCAGCAGCAACTACGCCAATAGTTGATGGCTCTTTTAGGCGAGCCAATACCCATTTTATCATATTCATCACTTCTTCTTTCTTAAAAATGTGAGAAAATCCGCCGCCAACTCCATGTCTTGAAAGCACTGCACCATTTGTGAGTCCGGTTTTGCCGGGTCGATGATCGCGGTGATCGAATGGCCTGATTTCTGGGTGTCATGTCCCAATTGAACCCCATAGCTGTCTATATCCTTGTAACCTTTAGCACGTACCAGCCAATAAGTAAAATCACGCTCCGCGTTCTCCTCATTGAACATGGCCGCGTTATGTTTATGCCCACAGGCGTAGATGTGCGCCTGGTCTTTCATCTTCGCGGCTTTCATCGCGCCGTGTAGGCTGTTCCATTGAGAGTGGCCGGGGAAGTCGTGGCTCATCCACACCCTACAGCGGCGCTTATTGGGGAACACCAACCCGAACCGCGCCTGCCACGCCGCCATCTCCATGCCGGGGAATTTCTCTTTACGCTCGGTGACGACCTCACCGTTCATGGCGCGGAGGATGGCCTCGCCGTCATTCCAGAGATCATGGTTGCCGAGTATCCACGCTAACCAAGTGACACCGCTGTTGGAGAGCAGCCAGTTGGCGAGGAGGCGCGCCGTCTCTTGAGAACTGTCCTGATCTGCAAACAACCGCCCAAGCCGGCCGACCCAATTGTTAGTTGTGTCGCCGCAATTGACTCCGAACAACGCCTCCGTCCGTGCATGGATTTCGCAATGGTGCATCAACATCGGGGTATTGCAGCCGTTGTCATCAATGTGGGGGTCGCCAAAAAACGACACCCCTATTGGCCCGTCGACGTTGATTTTAATATCGTACCACTTACGGGCGGAGTAGCCGTGCTCCAGCTTCTCATATCTTTTACACTGCCACGCCAATATCTCTTCGGCGGACGGGTTGGTGTTGGGGAATTGAGGGAACTCTACATCCGATGTAGGAGGCGAATCCTCCGTTAAAGAACGCGCGTGTTTTAAGTTGTAGTTAAATGTCTGGCGCGGCACACCCATAGCACGCGCCGCTTGCGCGGCATTGCCGTCTGAGGCGGATAAGGCGTCAAGGTAGTTTGTGAGGTCTGCATCAGTCTTTCGAGCCACTACAAACCCATCTCAGAAGGTGAAGGAAAATAGGGCGAAGCGCCATTTTTATGAAGTTCAAAAAACCCATCGTAGCGAAGGATTCCAAATTGATAGAAGATTGGGGCGAGGAACTTGTAAGGCACGACAGCGCCAACCACAACGCAGCGGTCGGCGTCGAGAAAATACACCCCGTAGCTTTGGCGGTCAGGAGCTGTCGCTATCTGGACGTAGCGCGCTGCGAGAATATAAAGCGGAGGCGCGCCCGACTGCGCGGCCAACCATTGGGCTTCTCTTTGTAGAGTGATCTCCAACTCCGAGTCCAACACTAATTGATTGGCCGCTGGGCGGTAGAGGTTGTGATGCTCAGACAACGCGCGCTCGCCACTAATACACTGCTGGCCGGGGGAGGCGGCTGAGATGAGTGTGGCGAAGGTGAGTTCAAGTAACACGTCTACCTCACTGCCCTTTTACTTTCCGTGCCGAAAGAATATTTGCACTCAGGCTCTTGGTATTTCTGAGCAGTTGTCCACCACTTCCCTGTTGTGCTGTTTTCGTACACCCGCAACGTCACACCCTGGATAAGCCCTTGCCACAGAAACTCAAGCTGATGGTGATCACGCATATGCATAATCATCTCAGCGTTGGAGCCACACATAGGATGGCTAGTTGACACTCGGTCTTCACCAGCGAGAGCCGCTGCTGGTAATAAATAGACTAAAAGTGCTACGGTAAGTTTCACAACCTAACCCTCACTTTTTCGTGTGGCCGTTTAAACGGTCTCGAAGGGCGATAAAACGCTCGTCCAACCTATCTCTAGCCGTATCGTGCTTAGAAAGTAAACTCTCGTTTGCTTCCCACAGCTTGGTAATATTTTTCTCGGCTTGGTCTAACTGCGCCACGAGTTTGACCGTGGTTCTACTCCAACCAGCGGCCTCTTTTTCGAGGCGATCCAAGTCTTTACGCGCGCCCACCATGTCCTGATAGGTCTGGTCTGATCGACCCTTCACCTTGACAATGGCGATCAACCCAGTCACCCCCAGCGCCACCACAGGGAGTGCGGTCGATATCAGTAGGTCTAAGTCCATCTTAGCGCCATGAAAGCCCAAAGTTCAGGCGATACGTGTGACGCGCCAATCGCTATGTAAAAATGGAGAAGCATCTATCGTTGCCCCGCAGCTAAAATGTTTAGCATGGGAGACAGGTGCCCCGAAAATCTCCGCCACGCTTCGGACGATCCCCTATACATAGGTCGCTTTACTTGACTAGCCGAGGCGCTGGCCACTGTTAATCCGTTCTTGTGGAAGTCCAGGCACCGAGAGCGCCAGGGGAGGCCGACATATTCAAGCATACGTCGGGTTTCACTCTCTTGGTTCTCTGTTAGAAATTCATAATCGATTTGATATATAGGGAACCGCTCTGCCCAGAACCGCATAAGGTCTTTATGAAGGTTGTAAAAATGGGCGATGCTTTCCTGGTCAAAACTATACTCATGCCCGCGCTCAAAATTCGCCGTGTAGTTAGAAAAACAAGTCGCCCTTGCGTCCCTGTTCAGATAAATAATCTTTGCCTCTGGCATCGCGCTGAGAATAAACCCTATCCACCTGAAGTTCAGCGGCATCTTGTCGAGAACGTACCTCTTTCCGTTGGACGGGAGTGCCTTGAGATAAGCGCACCTCAATTCTTTTAATTCACTTAGGCCAAAACCCTTTCCCATGTCGGAGATACAATCCCACAACAAAGTCAATTCCCCTGCGGTATGAACTTCGGGATGACTTGCTAGGATCTGCTCGACCAAAGTTGTACCTGATCGTGGCATACCTAAAACAAAAATAGGGGCAACATCCATCTCTTCGTCAACAACTGGGAAACCATCTTTGAAAGCGTGTTTTATCCGCCCAAATGCAGCTTCGTCGTCGCCTATATCAAAGGGGAGGTGCGCCCTTCGATCCCTGTTCGCTGTTTCTATTTCAAGAATATTCATAGCGACAACACCGAATTAAATTCTTCGACGCCGAATACTTTTTCGCAAGCGTGACAGTCCCAACAACGGTTTTTACACTTAGACAAAACCTTGCTGAGACCCTGCCCCTTCTTTGTGTTCCAGATCGATGATATATCTTCGGCGCTGTGTTGCTGGGCCTGTGCTAAATTTGTCCAGCCTTGCGGTGCCCATCGATCCACTAAATATGGTGAAAGACTTTTCTCATATATCTCTTGAAATGAATCTGCATACTCAAAAGCGTCAAGTAATTTGCCACTTTCCAAGTCGATTTTTCTGTTTCCCTTTTCGATGCCGGACCAGCACATTCGGCCATCGGGATCGATCCCTTGTGATTGCCCCAACCGTCCGCTGAATTTAAAAACATCTACATTTTCAGAAAATTCATCGACAATTTCTTTGGTAGCCATCGAGATATTAACGCCCAGCCTGGGCAGTTGCTCGGTATATGGGGTTCGCCAGCGCACGCAGGTCGTCGGAAAAGTCTGCCAATAATTTGATTCTGATTGCTGCAATGGTGCTTGCCACATATCATGCTCTTGCTTGAAAGGGCAGCTCGGCATACAGGACTCAGACGCTAATAGCGATGTTTCAACCTGTAGCTTTTTCGTCTCTTGGCGGATTTCTTTCAATAAATCGATATCTCTATTCAAAGAGCGATCCAATAATATTGTCGTGTACCCCAGAGCTGCGTAGTCGTACACCTCTTGAGTAGATTTAACCAAATGATTGACGGTGTTTTTCCAATTCATATCTGGGAATGCTTCTTGCAAAGCCCCAGTCCTCATCAGATGAGTCGAGCTAATTGTGCAAACCCTCAGACCCCGCTCATAATATCCCCGTATAAATTCTAGCATCTCATTTATGACGTTCGCGTCAGACGCCAATTCCTTGCCCATATCCAGGGTATTTAGGGTGAGAGAAATTTCTGTCCCGAACTCATCTTGGATTTTGAAGAGGTTATCTAATTGGGCTGGAGAAGGCATCACGCCCATTACGTCTCCATACTTTTTCTTCTCCCCCTCATACTCATAATGAAATTCCCCGCCGAAAAATATGTCGCGAATCTCGTCCTTGTATTCTTTGGCTGAGTTTTTAAACAAGCGATAGAAAATGTCGTCGTCGGAATAGTTGTCCCAATGTGGTATCGAAAATTTTCGGGTAAAATCCGGCACGACTATTCTGAGGTAAGTATTCTGTCGCGATCACCAGGGTCAACAATATCCACGCGAGGAGTCTCAGCCTTCACCGCCGTTATGTGATCAACATACACTGTCGTCCCATCTCGCATGTCTCGATAAATGGCATCGAGCTGATCGCCGATTGGACCGTAACCCAAGACTCTACTGTTAGCCATTGTGGCACGCTGCCCGCCGGGCGATGCCAACCAAGCGATTGCAGGATTGGTCACCGTGTTGTCATCTGGATTGTATTGCCACCCCTGCTTCACAGCATCGTTTTCGACAGAATGCCATGCCAGTGCCGAGTGTACTTCAAAGGTAGAGGCGGCTACCTGCTCCACTGTATTCGTTGCAACCGTTACTAAAATCTGAGGCATTATAAACTCCTATTCGTATTCCCAAACGATGACGACCCCGGTCGTCACGTTAGTACCTTGAGTGTAGCCGTTGTAAACGCCCATACCGCCAGCGCCATAAGCTACATGGCTGTGCAAGAAGGCGGTTGTAGTAGTCGCCGATCCCGGCGAACCTCCACCAAAATAGCTGCTACCCCCCGAAGCACTCATACTGGTTGTCGCCCTGGCTCCGCCGCCGCCGATGATATTTAAATCACCACCAGAACCCACGCCCCCATAGCCACCATGATCAGCGCTGGACCCACTTTTGTTGCTGCCGCTGTGATAGCCACCAGTTGCTGAAAGGTGGGTGCCAAAGGAAGATGTTGACCCGCTAGTTCCAGCCGGACCGACGGTTACAGTCACACTACTAATGGCAGATACATCAATAAACTTCTCAGAGTACCCACCAGCACCACCACCAAATTGTGTGTTGTTTCCATGCGCCCCACTACCAACCAACTGGACTCGGACGCTACCGATATCGGTAGGTTTCGTCCAAGTCCCACTACTAGTAAAGACTTGGACTGATGCCAGCCCACCCCCGCCAGCAGCGGCTTGAAATGTAGGCGCAACACCAGCGCCGTTCGACGTTAGTACGTGAGTAGCTGTTCCAACAGCCACTGTCGTTGCAGATGCATCAGCGGCCCAGGTAATCAGCTCGCCATCGGTCCCTGCACGCAGAGCAGAGACAGGGACGCCGGCGGTTCCGCCGACTTTGAATCCTGTTTCGAGCGAAGGGACGCCGGTTCCAGCCCCCTGAATTGTCAGATCGCCGTCCGTCGTTTTCGATTCTATTACGTCAGTTTTTAATGTTGAAGTCATTGTACCGGCTCCTCTGGCCACGTTGGATTTGCGGGATCAGCAGTTTTCGCTGGTAGGTCGCGGAGTGCTTGGCGGTGACTAGTCCAAGCGGTTTTTGTGTCCGCTGCCATAGCATCCCAGCGGTCAGGGAGAACCATTATGTCACTCGCCTGCAACCGATTATTTCTCTCGATGCGCAGCAATTCCATATCGTCATTATGCTTATCTCTGTCAAAGGCGACTTGATCGAAACTGATTGTCTTATTAGCTACATCCACGGGCCAGTGGTGCGTAATTTGAAAACACATCTCCCCGTTAACCGCCGTCGCAGCATTATCGACTACAAAAGCGTCTTCATATCCAGGCATCTGATGTAACTCTACAATCCTCGCGTCTGCCGCGTCACGGGTCTCAAACACATCACATTTACAAATGAAACCATTTTCATCGACTTTATTAACTGTTGTAAAACCTGTCATTAGTATAGTCCCTTATGTATGTTTGAGTCCCCATACTGTAAAACGTCCTGTGACGATGTTGCCTGTTTCCATTAATATTTGAACTCTGTCTACGGTGATAACTCCGTTTCGTGCGCCGTGCCAATGACCACCAGTGAAATCAGCGCTGGTGGCATCCAACACAGACGACCCGTGCGCGTAAAACATACCGACGCCATCCATCCCCCCGGCGAAATACCCATTCACTACAGCATGATCGCCGGTGGTTGTATTAATCGAAAGGGCCATGTGAATGTGCGCCCGAGCCGCGTGAGTCTGGGCACCATAGGATGTACTTGCGTCAGTTACTTTACTACAGTGGTAGCCGTAATCCGAAGCGCCGGAATCGAAACCTGAACTATCACCACATCTTAGCACCACGGGCGCACCGGCAGACGACACCGTTAAGTTTGTACAGGAAAACGCATATACGTCATAGGTCGTGTCGATCCCTGTTATGTCCAGAGATGCGCTGGTTGAGGCGGTTTGTGATCCAATTAGTGTCCAAGCACCGCCGCTAGGAATTGCCGCCGCCGCACTTGTCCATGCCGATCCATTCGAGGTCAGGACGTTACCAGATGTGCCGGGAGTTGCTGCAAAGGTCAGGTTGGCGCTGCCGTCTGTGGTAGCAATCTGTCCCGCCGCTCCATCTACGTCAGGCACCAGAAGCGCGGCATCGCCCAGCGCAACCTTGCCGGTGCCCTTGCCCTGGAGCTGGAGTGCCGTATTTGTACCCGTGGTGGCAATGATGGCATCAGCTTCAACTCTACTCATAATTTTCTATTCCTCATATGATCGTCACGTTACCGGCCACGGTAAGCGTGACCCCGCTGGCTATGGTTAACGGGCCAGTAGCACTCGCATTTTCTGCGGCTAAAATTTCTGTCGAAGTGTTTAATTCAGCTTCATTGATGCGGAAAATGTCACCAGCACTTGATCCAACTGTTCCGTTGTCGCCCTTAAAATATCCAGCACCGCCTCCTATTGATCCCCAGGCGGGGCTTGCACCGGAGTAGCCCTCAAACTCATTGGTGGTGCTGTTGTACCTAAACATCCCCACGGCGGCGGAGCCGTCGCGTTGTGCAGTTGTGCCTGTTGGTACATTCGCACTACCGGTCGCGCTTGTGCGCGGCGTGAGGCCAGTGCCGGAAAGAGCAATCGTACCGCTGGTTGTGATCGGTGAGCCAGATAGAATGCTCACGCCATCAGCACCAGTGACAGCCACAGATGTCACCTGTGAGGTGGCAACCGTATCCGCCCAACTCGATCCGTTATAAAATCGCAGCACGTTGGATGTCGTGTTGTAGTGTAAATCGCCCTCATCGAGGCTACTTACGGGATCACTCGATGCTACTCGATAGCGCTCGGCAAACGAGTTAACGCCAGCGATGTTGGTTGCTACGGTCGCCATCGCGGTCACATTTGCGCCGGTGCCGAGCACGTTCATATCGGTCACGACATCGGCGGTGCCGAGCACGTTCATATCAGTTACGACATCTGCCGTGGCCAGGGTGTTCATGTCCGTTACGATATCGGCGGTGCCGAGGGTGTTCATATCAGTGATGACGCCGGATACGCCGAGCAAACCCATCGCGGTTACATTTGCACTTGTGCCCAGAAGGTCCATGTCTGTGACAATAGCGGCAGTACCAAGAGTGTTCATGTCCGCTACAACATCGGAGGTAGCTAGGACGTTCATATCAGTTACGACATCAGCCGTACCTAAAATATTCATGTCGTTCACGACATCGGCGGTGCCCAGGATGCTCATGTCCGTAAGGACGGCGGCCGCAGAAAGCGCGCTCATGGCAGTTACATTTGCACTGGTTCCTAACAGCCCCATGGCCGTTACGTTTGCGCTTGTGCCCAGCAAATCCATGTCGGTCACGATTGCAGACGTGCCAAGCGTGTTCATGTCAGCGACGGCGTCCGACGTGCCTAGCCTACCAATTTCGGTCGCCTTGGCAGCAACCGCGCCAATGTCAGTTGCGTCGGCAGCGACCGCCGTCACATCTGAAGATATACCAGCGACGGTGGTGACGTTAGCAGAAATACCGGCAACGGTGGATATATCACCTGGAATTGTACCGAGAGTAGCAAGGCCAGATGTAGCAATGGTTGTTTCAGGGTTGCCGGCAGAGTCGAACGCCAACACCTTAGAGGCCCGTGTTATTTTCGCGGGAATCACGGCAATGTCAACGGTATCGCCGTCTGGCTGGCGCAGACTGCGATCAACCTGTGAATTGGTTTGTTGCGCCAACATGGTCAGGATATCGAACTGTTTCTCGACCAACTCGGATGGCATATTATCGTTCTCGACAAGGTCAAGTCCTTGCGTGAACTGCTCTACGCGAGAGATCAGCAGTGTCTGACCGGACGCAGGCGCTGAACTCATCGTGACAGTGCCACCAGCAGCCACACCCGCGCCCACTATAGTATAATGGGTCGTGATGGTCTGCACCGTCTCCACGCCGGTGCTGTCCACTGTCAGCGTAACCACGAGATCAGCGTTATCAAAGAACAAATAAGGAAAGCTGAACGCCGTGGCAGAGCCGTCACCGGCAGTGCTGACTCGTGTGGTAGTCGTACTAAAAGTCATAATATTACATCCTCTGTGCTATTATTAACACAAATACCGGCTAATTATCCAGTGCGTTGTCGATTGCGAAGCCAGAGTAACCACCCGACATCATCAACGCCTCTCGTAAATCCTCGAAGTCGTTGGCCTCGGTGAGCTTGGCGAGTCCACGTATCTCGTTGACGATAGTCTTCACCGGAACACCTGACGCGGCACTGAGACCTGACAGAGCCAGGTCCATCGCGCGGCCACCTTCGAGGATGTCCTCGAACATGATGCCATCCTCTTCGATCTCGGCGATGGCGCGCAGCAGGTCTTCTGTGAACTCGAGTGGGTGCCGACCTTCCATATTAACGAGGTCGTCTTCGCCGCCCGACAGCAGCCGCACCATACCATCAATCACATCACCGAACACGAAAATACCGTTGGCGGTGCCTAAGAGTGAGGCGCGCAGTTGGTCTTCCTCATCAAATGTGAAACCGTTGGCGATGATCTGAATCAGGTTGGGTATAACTAGATGGAGAATAATTATACGCTTCGCGAATTGTTTGCGCGTTATTCGCCCAGCTTTACGGTCAAGTATCGCGTTATACTCAGCGCGGGTCAGCGCGTTGGCTGACGACATGAACTGACCCAGCACGCGGATCAGACCACTTGAGCGTTGCAGCGCTGAGAACTGATCGATGTCGGTTGACTGCTGTGTGGCAGCAGTCATCTCGCCGAACTCTTGCAGTGCCTGCGCCTCGGAAATACCTGCCTTCATCCGTGCATGAACGAAGGCATAGCCACCCACCGCGATGGCGCCCTTATCACCCAACCGAATCGGCAGCATGAGGATGCGCGCCAGCGTCGGGCGCTTACCTACCACGTTCAGCCAACTCTTATCGGCGAACACCGCCTGATAGTCTTGATCGATGTTATCACCACGGTTGCGGAATAGTTCACTTCTGTTAAGCACCGTAAGGGCCGCTCGGGGATGCGTTGCGAAATACGCTATCCCGGCGATAAAATCCTTGGTCGGTACGTTCTGCGCGAACGCTGCAAACGAGGCGAGCTGCTTCAACCCGATCTGGGGTTTGGCGCCGAGCTGTGCGAACGAGAAGTTCCGCATCAAGGTAACGAACATCTTCTCAATGGCGAGTGAAGTGTCAGTGCTACGCTTGGCAAAATAGTCGAGGTCTTTCTGTAACTCGCTCACCATACTCGCTGATGAGGTTTCACGTATCAGCTTCTGCATTGACGGGTCACTAAACACCGCGTCGAGCATCTGTATCTTCTCGGCGAAGGCGATGAAGTATTCCATCTCCGCGATGTGCGTGTGCAGCACCTGGAAATCACTCTGAACCTTGATCTCACGGATACTTGGCGTGCGGCTCTTTAGGCTACCGGGCGCTATGCTACCGCGATACTGGATGCTCTGCAAAAACTCGTCCATCGCACCGTCAGCGATCTCACGCCGAATCGGGCTGTAGTTCTCGATCTTAGGCAGCGGAATGCCATAGACGCGCTCATACACTGCTGCAATGCGGTCATAATACTCGTTGTAGAACTCCACCTGCGCGTCGATCAGCCGGTGATCTTCTTCCAAGAGCGTCTGCTCGATGGCGTGGATGATCTCGTCGGTGTACATGTTACCACCGTCCTCGTTCATCATACTCTTCTTGAGCGCGGGGTCGCGCAGCTCCATGATGCGCTTGCGCGCCTGGGCGCGGGTCTTTACGTCCACGAGTTTCCACTCACGGTTGGCGTGTTTCATCCTGGGGAGGTTGAGCATATCCCCCTCACTGCGTTGTAGGTAGCGGATCAGCGTGCGCTCTGACGCTGTGTTGATTGCGGCCATCGCTAACTCGGTGAAGCGCTTCATCGACTGGCGGCGCCCACGGTCATGCACTCGGCTCTCATTAAACAGACCCAGCTTACTGATCATACCGTCTACGGCCTTGAGATCAGACGACGCCATGATGAAACGGAGTTTCGTACCCCACGCGCCACTCAATCCGATGAATCCTTTTATCTGTAAATACTGCTTGAACTCGCGCCAACGCCGTTGACGATCTGTCTTATCTTTGACCGGTCCGATCAACTTTCGCAGCGCTTCTCGAGTGCGGTCGGCCTCTTCAGCTTTCCGCATCAGCCCGCGCTTCTTGATGGCCTTACCCAGCTCGACGCCGCCGGCGAGAGACGCCACCAGAGACTCCAGTTGATCGATGTCCATCACCTTCTCGTCGGCCTTGCGGCCCTCGTCCAGCTTTGCCAACAGGACGTTACTTTCCAGCGCTTCAAGCGCTGTTGGCATGTCACGAGAACCTCGGCCGGCGAGCTGTTCGAGCCGCACCAGCGCCTGCTCTTCGGTCATACGAATAGCTTTGCGCGCCACGTTCATAATCTTCTGGACGCCGACGCCAACCTTACCGACTGTGCCTTTAACCTGGGTCTTCTTACCCAAGATGTCGTGCAACTTCTTCGTAGCCGTATCACGCCGCTGCTTGGTCTCCAGCTTATTGATCCGGTTCATAATCTTGGGGATGGCGCGTGTGAGCTGTTCGGCCGTCTGGATGTTCTTGATGGTCTTGATGAACTTCGCCTTGTTCTCGGTCGACAAGTTCGATGCATCGAGCGCTGCAATCACAACCTCCTGTGCTGCCTTCACGTTGCGCTTGGCTATCGTCACACCTTTACGGAACCCTTGCTCCAGGGCGCGTGTCTGCGCCTTACGCTGGCGCGCCTGTTCCTTGAGCAGCTCCGTGCCTTTCAGCGTGATGTTCTCTTCCGCCGCAAGGCGCGCCTCGTTACGCGTCTGCGCCTCACCTTCAGGTGTAAGTAGACCACCGCGTTCCTCATCGAGCTTCTCACGCTTCTTGAGTAAGGTGGCGAGACGGTTACTGAGACGCTTGAACGGTTTACCCGCTTTCTCGTTGGTGTTGATGGAGTCGAGCAACTGATCCGCGAGGGCGTCCATGTCACCGATCTCTTTGTCGATGGCCTTGATGCGCCCGCGCCTGATCTTCTTGAGCGTGGCGTCTTCCTCTTTGCGCGCTTTCTTCTGTGCTTTCGCCTGCTGCTCTTGAAAGAACTCCGACCGGCGGAAGCTCTCAGCCACCAGCAGTTCTGCTGTGGCGGCGCTCATGCGCCCCTCTGGTGACACGTCGACACCGATGTCCTCCAGCACGGAGAACTCTTCAGGTGACAAGTCGTATACGTCGTATGTCTTCAGGTCTTGGGATATCTGTGCCGCCTTGACCTTACCCGCGATGGAGTCGATCTGCTCGCGCGGTTGCTCGGTGGCGCGTTGTTGTTTCGTGTCAGCGACCTTCTTCTTCTCTGAGCGTTGCTCGACCACATCACCCACGAAGCTGGGGGTGGACATCAACGGCGATAACGGCGCCATAGCGAGCATAGATTGGCGCATCGCTTCAGCAGTGTCATTCAGGCGCTGCTCAACAGGTGTAGTGAC